ATTTCAAATGGGTCAACAGGTATATAAATGTAGATAAATTTTTGAGGGAATATTTATAATGAGGTTTCTAAAATATCTAAATGAAAAATATTTTGAAAGGATGAAGAATAAGTATGCTAAGGGTTCTTTTGAAATCTTTATCAATCCTACTAAAAGTGAAATGAAGGGCATCAAAGCTAGTTATCTAAGATTTGTGGCTGATAGTGATAATAAAAAGGTATATGTATGGGATGGAGATGCTTCAATTCATATAGGTGTGTGGGAAAGATTTAAAAGTATGAATAAAGGTAGGGATTTTTTAAAAGTATCTCGGAGTAAGGATGCATTATTTGGTATTTGTGAACTAATAGGTAGTAATTGGGTAATGACTAGTTCTGATGAATTGGAATCAAGACCAAGAGATGAATGGGACCCAGAACAATTACTACAGGATTTCAAATGGGCCAATAAGTATATAAATATTGATAAATTTTTTAAATAATAATTAAGAGGAGGACAATAATGACAGATAATTTGCAAAAACTTTATGAGGATATGAGAACAAAAGAATTGAAACATCTGGAAAAGAAAAATCCTACACTTATAGAGAATTTAATAGAAAGAGTAAGGGCATTAGAAGTTATAGTTGAATCATTAAGAAAATCAAAAGTATAAATAAATGAGAGATACGCTTGCAAAACCTAATTGGGACATGTATCACCCTCAGGATGGTAACATTGAACACGATTTGTATGATTCTGTGGTGGTAGAATACAATGATATCCAAGGAATAAAAATAAATTATTATATCCGTGATGAGAATGTAGCAATGGATACCCTATATGGCGAGTCAGTATTCACCAATTATTTGGGTCCATATGAAAGCAAATTTACATATGAAGTTGCAGAAGAGAATAGTATAGTAGATCCATTTGGTATGACTTCTATTGATGTTATACAATATGGGTGGATGCCAAAAAGCACATTTACGAGAGATGTAAGTGGAGGATATGAACCTAAACCAGGAGACATTATACAGACATTATGGAATGAAAGGTCATATGAAGTGGTGAATGTAGAAGCAGAGGGAAGTATATTTCAATTAAAGAAAATGGTATGGGAATTCATATTGAAACCTTATAGATTCAGTGACCAATCTGAATCAGCTCGGGATATTTCTTGGGATGTGGATAGTACTTTAAGTGAACCTCTTACAGCATATGGTGATAATGCATGGATAGAAGAGGAATCTGATAATATTGATAATTATTCAGATGTTGATTCTTCAATTTATGGGTTTTAAGTAAATATAATAAGGACAAGGGTTTAGAATAGAATTAATAAGGATACAGAACTATAATGGGACGCCAATATTATTACTATCGCAGTATTAGAAAGACTATCATTATGTTCTTAAATATTTTTAGGAATGTACAGATAGAAAGGTTAAATGCTGAGGGCACAGTAACAGGATATAAAAAGGTTCCTCTCAAATTTGGGACTAAAGAAAAGGTATGGTATTGGCTTCATCAAAAGAAAAATGATGAAATGCTTCCTATGATGTCAGTTATATTAAATTCTGTAGAATATACTCCTGAACGCCAAGCAAATAAAATGAGAAGTATAATAAAATCTACTTCCATATCTACAGGTGAGCTAAATAAATTTCTCAATCCTGTGCCCTATAATTTTGAATTTACAATGTCTATATGGTCCTTGCATATGGTAGATGTGGATCAAATATTAGAACAGATTCTACCATATTTTAACCCTACAATATCTATCCGTATAAATATACCAGAATTGGATGCTACATTAGACCTAAAAGTAATCTTCCTAATGTGCACTCCAGATATAAGTATGGAATTACAGGATGAAGATATAAGAGTAGTGAAATGGAATTTAGACTTTTCAGTACAAGGTTATCTATTTCAACCACTTAAAACATCAGCAATTATTACAAAGGTTATTCAAAAATTTTATACAGATAAGCATTCTTGGGGACATAGAGGAACAGAAAGTACTTTTACTTCTGGTGCAGGACCGGATGATTTTGAATCTCTTGCTATATATACAAAAGCTGTTAGTCCCTGGTTTGATGAGGATGACTGGACAGCAAATACCTCTTATGATATTGGAGATTTAGCAAAACCAACAACATCAAATGGATATCTATATGAAATACAAAGCACACAAGGTTCAGGATATTCTGGTGCAACAGAGCCTACATGGCCAACAACAAAGGGCACACCAGTTGTAGATAATGATGTTATTTGGGAAATTTTTGAGCATGATGATTATAAACGATTAGTAAATTTAGAAACCTTTGGAGATTAAGTATAATGGCATTATCCACACAACTAAATAAAGCAAGCTCATTCAGTTTTGAATTGGTGTTTCCATTAATACCTGTTCAAACAGAATTAAAACCTAATGAAGAGTTTATATTAAATATTTTTGAAACTGTTATACCTGGTGTTACATTAGATATAGCTGAAGAAAATTGGATGGGTGGTAAAGCAAATAGAGCAACTGGAGCCCTTACATTTGAACCATGGAATGTGAGCTTTATGGTCGATTCTGAATTTAAAAACTGGCAAATTATTTTAAAATGGTTTATGTTTATAAATAACAATAAGGATAAATACATAGACCTTCAAAGTAACTATGCTGTAGATGCAACTCTAAGAATATTGGATAACTTTCAAAATCAAAAATTTTCATTATTTTTTGTGGATGTTTGGCCAAATAGTATAGGGGAAGTCTCATTAACATATAGAGAAGGTGAAACTAATTTGGAAGCCCAAGTCTCATTCACTTATGATCGTTACGAAATAAGGGAAAATTCTGTAATATAAGATATGGATAATTGCATTACCTTATGTGAGAAGTGCCATAAAAAGATACATAAAGAAATAGATGGATGTAAGTATAATCAATTAAGGATTGAAGTTTGTTAAAAATTCTGTAATATAAAATAAAAATATAAATAGTATTGGTATAAATATAAATAAGGTATAAATAACATAACGGCGATATTGTGTATCATCCTGTTTTTGTCCGAAGTGTTCAATCAAAAATTTAGGAGGAAAAAAATATGGCATTTTATTTAAGCCCACTCGTTGATGTAAACGAAATCGACCTGACCACGACCATTCCGGCCGTATCAACATCAATAGCAGCTATAGCATTAAGGAAAACATGGAAAGGACCAGAACTTAAAAGACAACTGGCAACTACTTTAGAGGAACTTCTTGATGCCTTTGGTGAACCTAATACAAATTCTTACAGGGACCTTTTAGCTGCAATAGGTTACTTGAAGTATGGTAATAAACTATGGTGTACAAGAGTTATGCCATCAACATCTACATTTGCTGGTGTTTATAGTAGTGTAGGAACTTCTGGCTCACCAGCTGTTGTGCCTATAGCCTATACAACAGGTAATGCTTTTGTAATGTCAGACCTTGATGCTGATGACCCAGATGTATTTTATGAGGAGAATCCATTTTCAACATTACCAACATCTGGTAATGATATATCCATAATTGCAAATTCCAGAGGAACCTGGGGTAACTATACAAAAGTGGCAATTATAGATTATGATACTTATGCTAAAGTAACAACAACCGGTGGTGGTACATATGCGGCATATTTGGTCGCAAGTGGCACTTTAGGTGAAACCTTATGGGGTGATGTAGAGAGACTTGATTATCCTATAGAATCTAGAAGGGAGTTTATAATATTGGTAAGGTCAGCTTCACAAGACCAGATACTCAAATCTGATATTACTTATACATTAAGGGAAGCTTTTTATGTATCAGCTGATGAAAGTAAAATAGATGATGAAGGTAAAAATATTTTTGCACCTAATATTATCAATAGAGAATCCAAGTATATAAGGATTGCTTTAAGTGCAGATGCTACAAATAATGATATATATACAAGGACAAATGACTATTATCAATTAGCTGGTGGTGCTGATAATTTTACAGTCTGGGATGATCTTATAACAGGAATAACAGCAGAAGATGCAGAAGTAACAAATGCTTATAATCTATATGAAAATGATGAAGAAATTGATATCAATATTCTTATAGATGCTGATAAAAACTTAACAATAAAGCAATTGCTTGTTGAAATCGCAGAAACAAGAAAAGATTGTATAGCACTTATTGATTGTCGTAGTACAGATATTATAAACCAATCAGGAAGTGAAGTGTCTAACCTACGAGATTACAGGC